CCCTTTTGTTAACCTAATTAAATTTAATTCTTATGAATTATTACCAGGTGTAATAGTAGAAATACCAACACCAGTTAATGTAGTGTCTATAGTTTCAGTAGCAGAAGTTTTATGTAAGAAGTTAGCTGGTACTTTTTCCATACCAGTTAATGTAAGTGTGTAACCACTTAAATCCCCCATAGCAGCTCCAGTTACTATTGTTCCACCAGAAACATCAGCACCATTTTCTAATCCCATAACAAATAAGTTTTTGTTATAATCTTCAACAATTACATGAGGACGACCATAAGCCATAAGCTTAAGCTCTTTATTGTCTTCTTTAGTTAATTTATGTAGTGTTAAATTTAATGTTTGTTCAAAGAATGTTGTTCCGTTTTCTCTTGATGAAGTAATGTTTTGCTCAAATGATGAGTTGCCTTTAATTTCGTACTTTAGCACTGTTATAGTACTACCTAAAGAATTTACTATATCAGTATCCGTTTCATACGCAACAGTACCAAAATCTCCAAAATCAGCAAAATAAACATTTTTAATACCACCAACAACATCTTTACAAGGTTCTTTTCTACCTAATGATAAATCGCAAGCCATAGTTTATTATTTTTTATTAAAAAAAGGGTAAGCAGGTACTTACCTACCTACCCTAATTTTTGGTTAATTTAATTTATTAAGAATAAAGAACAATTTCTGATCCTATTCCGTACTGTACTCCAGAAGTAAATCTCATAACAACTCTTACGTTTTGAGAACCATCTAAGTCAGCCATATCAATAACTTTTACTTCGTTGTGATCTGATAATAATCCAGTTCCAAAGTATAGGTTTGATTTTTGAGCAGCAACAGCTCTGTTGTCAGCTAAACCGTTAGCAACAAATAATTTTACACCATCAAAAGATAATGCTCCATTTTGCCACCACATAGTTCCTTGTCCTCCAACTCCGTTAGCTCCTATGTCAGATACATTTTCTGTTCCAGCAGCATTTTGTAGTATTCCAAATCCTCCTAGTGCTCTAATGTAAGCTCTAGCAATGTTTTGTGATACATAGATGTATAAATCTTCTTTACCGTAAAGTTGAGAAGGAATAGCATCAACAATAGCTCCTAATTGAGCAATAACGTTAGCAGATGTTACAGTAGCAGCAGCAACGTCAATAACGTCAGCATCAGCAGCCATTAAAGTTGTAAATCCGTCAAATTCACCAGCGTTAGCATTAACGCCTTTCCAGATGTTGTTTTCTGTTTTTTCAGCAACTAATCCTGCAACATGACCAATTAAGAAGTCACTGAATTTAGGAGGTAAGTTGTCAAAAGCAGAGTAACCCATAGATACAGCTTCCCAGTCAGATCTGAAATCTTTCTTACAAAGCTCTAGGTTTACTTGGAATTCTTCTGGTTGAAGAACTCTCTCAGTTAATGTAATAGTTGCAGTGTCAGTAAAATCACAAGTTGCATCTTTGATTACGTTAGAATCAGTAGCAAGTTTTTTGATTACTTCTTTGAACTTTACGTTTGGTTTGATTTCAATACCACCTCTATCTAGTGTAACACCTGATAACAAAGCAGCAGAAATATACTTACCTGCAAATTCTCCAGCATAAGTAGTTGTAATTGATGTAGTAGTAGCCATTTTTTAATTAATTTTTAGTTTTAGTTTATTTTAAATTAGCAATTCTGTTCATTACCCTATCTCTAGTGTTCATTATTCTGTTTTGAGCAAAAGATTTGAGGTTTTGTTTTACTTCCCCTTCAGGGTTGTGTGAGATTGGTTCAGAAGCAGGTTCAGCAGACAACTTTTCTATTTCTTTTTGCATAGATAGTTTTTCTTCACCGTAACCTAATTTCATTTCTTCAATCATTCCTTTTAATTCAGAGATTTTCGATTCAAATTCGTCTCTTCCAACGTATTTAGTTTCATCCATCTCAATTTCTTCAGAAACTTCCTCAACAGTAGGAAGCTCTTCTTGTAATTCTTCAGAAACAACTTCTTCAGTAGATAAATCCTCTTTTACATCTTCTTGACAAGCAAGTTCAGTAAGTTCTTGTGATTTTAATTCTTCTTCTTTAATTTGTTCCGATAGATTTACTTCTTCTTTAACTTCAACTTCTTTTACTTCATCTTTTTTAACTAATGATAGTTTTTCCATGATGTCGTTCAAAATTGATGTAGCTTTAGTGTTTTCCATAAATTTCGATTTATAAATTAATTTATTATTAACTAACTCGGTATTAAAATGCTGTTAGATTTTTATACTTTTCCAACACCTTGTGCTCTTAAT